CTGTTAGTATCTCTGAACTATCATCTATTAAGATTGTTGGTGGATCCATTACTATTACTGGATTCTCAGACAGTGATGAACTCGGTGGTGCTTTCGCTTCTGACTCCTTACTACCTACACAGGCTGCTGTTAAGGATTACATTACTAACAAACTTGGTCCTTATCTAAACCAGCCATTCTCAACTAACGCTGTTCCATCTGCTCTTGTACAGTTAACTACCTCTGGTAAGATTAACATTGAACAGATTCCTGCGTTACGTCCATTCAATATTACCTCTGTAGCATCTACCGCAGAAAGACTTGCTATCGAAGACGCAAGTGCTGGTGACATTGCTATTGAGACAACATCAACTACATTCGACTTCGCTCCTTCTGCTGTTGATACAGTTGGTGAGTACATTAATATTCCTGCTCACGGATTAGCAGCTGGTGATGCTCTAACATACTTCCAAGGTACCTCTAACGTTGGTAACTTGGCTGATGGTGCTACTTACTATACCATCGTACACTCTGTAGGTGCTAACACCACAGACTACATCAAACTTGCTACATCTAAGACAGATGCTCTTGCTGGTACTGCTAGAGACTTGGGACCTGGACAAGGTTCTGGTACTCATAAGTTACGTACTGAAGGTGCTGCTATATCCTACATTCTTGAGAATGATTTGGATACAATGTACGCAGCATTCACTCCAGATGCTACTGTACAGTACACTCCTTCTAACCTAGTAATTGGTTCTGCTAGTGGTGCTCAAGGTGTTATCGTCAGTTACGATGAAGGTGTCGTCAGAGACATCCTAATTGATGAAGCTGGTGCTGGATACGCAAGTGCTCCAGGTATTACAATTACTGCTCCTGGTGGCGGTGGTACACAGGCAACTGCTACATGTACCATTACTAATGGACAGGTCAGTACGATCACTATTACCAATCCAGGTAGTAAGTACTTCACACAACCCACTGTAACCTTTACAGCACCTCCTGTAGGTGGTACACAGGCTACTGCTCAGGGTGGTATTGCTAGAATTGAAGCTAGATTAGAAATTGAAATTGCTAACAACATCAAGTTATCCGATGTTGACTTCATGCAGGAAGAGACCAATACAACGGTCACAACAGGTACATACGTACATGACACATACGATATCACAGTATCAGAGACCAATCATGGATTCTCACAGGGTGATATTGTTTACTTGAATTTCACATCTGGATCTTCACCTTCTGGTTTCTACTCTATTACTCCTGTTAATGCTAATGAGTATACAGTAACCGCACAGATTTCTCTACTAACATCTGGTAACTACGAGCGTAAGAAGATTATTGATGTTGTTAGAACAGTTAATACCTCTGCTAAGGATGCGTCTAACTGGACTCAGTTATCATCTACCAACATTGATGCTTCTAACATCGTTGCTGGTGTTATTGACCCAGAGCGTTTAGCATCTACAGGTACTGCTAACTCATACACATTCTTACGTGGTGATAGTTCTTACCAGTATGCTATTCAGTCAGTTAAGTTCTCAACTGATGACTGTATGGTTGCTGAGTCAAGTCTATCTGACACATCATACATTGAGAAGGTTGAAATAACCAATGCTGGTTCTGGATACTCTAATGGTACATATCAGAACATCCCAATGTTGGGTGGTAACGTACCTATCTCTGATGCTGGTGTAGCACGTGCTACTTATACCGTTGCTGACGTTACTACTGGTGGTATTATTGATACCGTAAGTAACCTCAACCAGACTCCTGGATCATATACAGCAAGTCAAACATTTGATGTAGCTCCTTCCACTACTAACGGTGCTGGTTTAGGTGCTTCTATCAGATTCACATCTGATGGTGTTGGTACACTTAGTGTTGATCTTATACTACAAGGTGGTTCTGGATACAGCAGTGGTGATACATTAACCTTCGACGGTCCTCTATTCGGTGGTACCGTACAGCAACCAGTTGAACTTACAGTATCAACATTAACGTCTTCACAAGCATTCGGTGTCATAACCAGTGTATCTGTGGTGACTCCAGGTACTGGCTACAATGGTGACTTTGTACTTACTGTTCCTAACGAACTTGGTACTCCATCAGTAGCAGCAACTCTTAATGCTAAGAAGGGTGTACTTCCACGTTACTTTGGTAACGCTTCTATTGACCTTAAGAAGGCAAACAAACTTACTCCAACTACTCTTCAGGCTGGTGGTTCAGTCTTCGGTAACTACGGTATCGCTAAGTTCCGTAAGAACGTTGCTGAACAGGCACTAGGTGACCAGACAGAAGGTGGTTTCGTTCTTACAGTTAATGGTGAGGTCTCTATTGACCAAGGTGCTGGTTCTAAACTGAACGCAGACAAACTAGACGGTAACGAAGGTGCGTTCTATCAGAATGCTTCCAACCTTGTTGAAGGTGTCATTGATCCACAACGTCTAGCAAACACCACTTATAACATCTCCATATCTGGTACAGCAGACTTCTCTAACGTACTATTCGCAGAGACAACTGCTCCATCTTCTGCTAATGCTAACCTTGTATCCGCTGCTAACGTTGGTGGTCAGTTAGCTCTTAGAAGTAACAGTGTTAACGGTATTCCTACTGATGCTGGTGGAACTAGAAATGGTGTTCTAACATTCAGAAGATCTGCTACTGGTAACTCTGTTGCTCAGTTAGCATTCTCCGCTACAGATAACTTATACCTACGTGGTAACAGTGACACTGGTACTGTTTATGGTAACTGGGCTAAGATCTGGACTTCTGAGAATGATGGTCCTCCCGACCTCAACGAACCTCGTCGTGGTACACTCCCTGGTCCTAATGCTGACTTCCTTGATAATCAGCAGGGCTTATGGTATCAGCAAGGCTATAACATTCATGACCAAAGAACAGTTGGTGTTCTAGGCGATCCCGCACTACCAACACTTCTAGGTCGTAACAAGTTTGTCGCTGATAACTTCTATGTTGTATCTTCTGGTGAGAAATATCAGCTTTACATACCTAACTACTTCGCAGCAACTGGAACAGATCCAGTAGGTAACTTATCAGCAGGTGGAACATATACAATCTATGCTGATGACGCTGCTGTTAACAACATCGGTACTATCACAGTTGATGCTGGTGGTATTAATGAAGTTGACGACACCACAACAGGTGCTAAGTATACACTTGTTACTGGTTCTATCGCTTTCGTTGGTGCTTATACTAATAAAGACATTAGAGTCTTCGGTCCTAACCCAGGATCTAAGTGGACTGTAACCTCTTCTAACCTACTCACAACAGGTGCTTCTCAGGTATTCGCTCTAAGCAATACTGCTAACGGTGCTCTTCTTGAGATGGGTAGAGCAGGTATCGTATCCACCCCAATGTTCGATATCAGAACTGGTGGTCTATCTAATGACTACGATATCAGATTTGAATTCAGTGGTGGTGACGCAAATAATGGTAACGGTCTCATAGATATCAAGTCTAGTGCGGTTACTATTAACAGCAACACTGTATGGCACAGTGGTAATGATGGTGCTTCATCACAACTCGATGCACACTATGTTGATGGTTGGACTCAATCAATTAATAATACTGCTAATACCTTAGTACGTAGAAACTCAACAAATGACATTTACATCAGTGATCTATATGCTGATCAAGGTATATTCAGTAACACTGGTACATCTATATTACAACTTGCCGATGGTAATGGTATTAACCTAGGTAAGGCAACAACTAATGTTCTTTCTATTAAAGGTAGACAGAGCAGTAGCGTTGGTTACATTAGATTTGGTAATGATTCAAATAGCTTCGGATGGAATGGTACACACCTATCATACAATAACGTTTATTTCCGTAATGGTCGCTTGGGTATTGGTGATAATAACCCAAGTGTCTCACTAACTTCATCTGGAGATGCTAAGTTTGGATCTACAGGTAGAGGAGCTAACACAACAGTAAAAGCACTCGCAGGTGATTCCTATCAGTGTGGTTTTGAAGCATACGGTAATAACCAAGGTACAGGTTACTTGTACGTTGGACAATCAACTGCCTATGGTGGTGGTATTGCCTACAACGGAGATAACTCACCTGGTGCGTTCAACTCTGAGCAAGGTGATGATATAACCTTCTACAGAAGGAACAATGGTACTGATACAAGGGTTGCTAAGTATCGTTATAACGATTCTACTTTCCACTTCTTTGGTCAGATTCAATCACGTGTAGCACAAGGAACTGCTCCATTTATAGTTGCTTCTAACACTGTTGTTAGCAACTTGAACGCTGACTTACTTGATGGTTATACAGCAACTGGACTACCTTACTTGGGTAACCAAGTCAACCAGTGGCAGACTTCTAATGAGGGTCAGAGACGCTTCTACTTCTCTAACAACTCTCATACATACTACAGTACTGGTAGCAACTACTACTGGAGAAACGATGCTGACTATAGTATCGCATCTCTATCAGATGGTGGTCATTGGACATTATATGAACCAGGTAATGACACTACTCAGACATCCTATAGGATGCAGATTAGAGGTGACAATGGTTTAGATATTGATTGTGATTCTGTTGGTGCCTCAGGTGGTCAAAGGTCGGTTGTCCTACGTGCTGATGGATCTAAACAGTGGATAGATAGATATGGTATTATCAAGAGAAATAACCAAACTATCTCAGAAAGTATCACTATAAATAATGGTGACTCTTGCGCCTCTTACGGTCCGCTAACAGTCAGCTCTGGCTATACAATCTCAATCGCATCAGGCGGTTCTTGGGTAATTCTCTAAAAAACTATGAGTCGATTATACGTAAATAACCTGAGATCATACTCAGGTTCAACTATTACTATTCCATCAACAACAGCGTTGTCGTTGGGTGGTAAGAAGATTGATGAGAATTCTGTTCTACCAAGTGCTTCAGGTCAAACTAATAAAGCGGTAGGTAGTGACGGAGAATCAATTATATACGATACATACGGTGCTACATCAATACAAGCTTTTGGAAGTTCTGGTAGTTATACTAAAGGAACTGGTGTCAACACTGTTATGGTGAGACTGGTTGCTGCTGGAGGTGGTGGATCAGGACACGGTGAGTGTGGTGGAGCTGGTGGATTCTGTGAACGTATAGTTGATGTTAGTGGTGTTTCCTCAGTCTCAGTTGTTATTGGTGTAGGTGGAACTGGTACATACTACTCAGGTAGATGTGGTCAGGGAACTGCTTCATCATTCGGTTCATTCTGTACTGCTACAGGTGGTGATGGTGCTAACCAAACATATCAGCACGCTGGTGGTTTAGGTGGAGTTGGAACTGGTGGAGATGTGAACATGTATGGGGGCGGTGGATCTGCTCACGGAAGATATAATGGTGCTGGTGGGTATTCATTCTTTGGTGGATGTGCTGCTAGAGGTCACCCTCGTGGTGGAGACTATTCTCGTAACCACCAAACACGTTCTGCTCCTGGTTCGGGAAGTGCTAATGCTTGGCATAGATCTTATCTGGGACCACAAGGTATGAGTGGAATGGTCGTTGTCTGGGAGTTTAAATAAATGAGTTTACTTAAAGTTAATACATTAGTACCCCAATCAGGGTCGAATGTAACTATCCAGTCAGGATATACACTTAGACTAGGTAGCAAAAACCTAGACTCTTCTAGTGTTATGCCATCTCCTAGTGGTAATAATGGTAGGATCCTTGTAAGTAATGGATCAGCTCGTAACTGGGAAGATCATGGTGCTGTATCTATGCAGGTATGGACATCAAATGGAACATGGTCAAGACCGACAGGAGTTAAAAGAATTTTAGTTAGAATCTGTGGAGCTGGTGGAGCAGGTTCTGGAGTAGGAGAAGCTGGTGGTGCTGGTGGATACTCCGAAGAGATTATTGATGTTACTGGTGTATCATCTATATCTGTCACAGTAGGACAGCCTGGATCATGGGGTGGTACATACTACTCTGGTGGTGCTGCCAATGGTGGATCAACATCATTTGGTAACTATTTGTCTGCTGGTGGTGGAAATGGTGCTAACCGTAATTACCAGCACTGTGGAGGACTTCCTGGGGGTGGCTCAGGTGGTCAATTAAACATCTATGGTGGTGGTGGATCAGGTCATGAATATTGGTCTGGTATGCCTGGTGGTGGATCCTTCTTTGGTGGTGCTGGTGCTACTGGTCATCCACGTGGAGGTCACTACGCTTATAACTATCAATACAGGGCTGCTAAGGGCAGCGGTGGTTCTCCTGGATACCACACATCTCGTAGAGGTGCTAGGGGAATGGCAGGTGTCGTATGTGTCTGGAATTTTAGGTAACTATGTCAAACGTTTACTGTAATGAACTCGACGCAGCGTCGGGAAGTACTATACTAATACCCTCTGGATATAACTTATCCTTGGGTGGAACTACCATGAATGCTAGTTCAATACCTCCTTCCCCTGAGGGTAAGGCAGGTCAATTTTTGATTAGCGATGGTTCAGAAGCTACGTTTAAGCACATAGGTCCAGCAAGTATACAGACATTCTATAGTAGTGGTTATTGGTATAGACCAGATGGTATAAACAGAATCATCGTTCGCGTCGTAGGTGGCGGTGGCGGTGGATCAGGTCATGCCGAGTCAGGTGGTGCTGGAGGATATTGCGAAGAAGTTATTGACGTACGTGGTATATCAAGTGTATACTGTACAGTCGGTTCAGGTTCTGGAAGTGGTACATACTACTCTGGAAATGGTGGCGGGGGTAACACGTCTTCCTTTGGAAACTACTGCTCTGCTTATGGTGGACTAGGTGCTAACCAAGTTTATCAGCATTGTGGTGGACTGGGTGGCGAGTCCAGCGGTGGAAATCTAAATATCATTGGTGGTGGAGGCATTGGTCACATGAACTACTTTGGTCATGGTGGCGGTGGTTTCTTTGGTAATGGTACAATGAGTGCTCACGGTAACTGGGCACAGGGCACACGAACTTCACAGTTAAGAGCTGCTAGAGGTGGTGGTGGGACATCTGGATATCAGCGTTCTTATCAAGGAGCGAATGGTATGGCAGGTGCGGTTATCGTTATGGAGTTTCGCTAAATAGTAAACAGGATTCAAAAAGAAACATGGCTAAAAGTTGTCTAGTAGACTACCGAGGCTTTATCACGGACGTTGTTGATGTTGGTGATGAGTTTGAGGTTTATCAGGGTGATGATGCAAAGTGCAAGTGGGTAACTTGCGATGATGATAACGTCACAAACCTATGGGTACTCTATAATGGAGAGTTCTTTAATAGCGAAGATCGCTTAGAACGTAACCAACAAATGAAAAGAAAGGTTGAGTACGGCCAAATCGAGGACCAGCTCGATATGATGTATTGGGACCAAGTTAATGGTACGACCACATGGAAGGATCATGTAACAGCAGTTAAGGCAAGTATTGTCAATCAAGCCGCTGCTGATGCTGATGCTAATTTCTATGCTGGCAAGAAAGAATTTGAGATGGGTACAGAAGAGACTCCAGCATGGAATAGTCTTCCTGCTGACAAGCGTGCTAAGAGGACTAACTTCAAGAACGCTACAGTCTATGAACCTGGATGGGGTCCAGACCCTGTTACGGGACTACCTAAATACATCGGATAGGACAATAAGACTTTGTTATGAAAATTGATAAAATTTGTATCGTAGGCGGTGGCACTGCTGGTTGGATGTCAGCCGCTACATTGATTAAATCATTTCCGAATAAAGAAATAACACTCATAGAATCTGAAGACATCCCGACGATTGGGGTAGGAGAATCCACTACCCAATTCTTTAGGGACTGGACTAAGGAGATGAATATCTCCGACTCTTGGATGGATGAGTGTGAAGCAACATATAAGTATAGTGTAAAATTTGAGAACTTCAGTGAGTATGGTGACTTCCACTACCCATTCTTTGATGGTGGCCCACCTGCTAATTCAAACTGTGATATTTTAGAATGGTTCTTTCACTTACAGGCATCTGGTGGTAAACCAGATATGTCCTTTGCTGAGTGGATGGTTCCATATTGGAAAGTAATAGAAGATAATAAGGTAGTAGTAGATCAGTTTCAAAGTTTCGATTACTCGAAGAATTCAGGGTATCACTTTGATGCTTCTAAGTTTGCTCAGTGGTTGAAGAGAGAGTTCTGTGTCCCTCGTGGAGTAAAGCATGTTACTGATACTATCAACAACTTCGAGAAAGATTTCTCAGGAAATATAACCACTCTCTTTGGTGAGAAAGGTGAGTATCAAGCCGATCTCTATATTGATTGTACAGGATTTAGATCTCTTCTATTAGGAGAGTATATGAATGTTGAGTGGGAATCATTCCCATGGTTAATTAATGATCGTGCTTGGGCAGCGAGAGTCAAGTACAAGGATGAAAGATCTGAGATGCTAAACCATACCAGGTGTGTAGCACTTGATAATGGTTGGGTTTGGCATGTCCCATTAACAACTAGAATGGGAGTAGGATATAACTTTAGTAGTCAGTTCGTATCACCTGAGGTGGCCAAGTTAGAGTTCATGGAGTTCTTAGGAGACCATGAATTGATTGGGGAACCTCGTTTAATAGAATGGAAAAACGGAGTAGCAAAACAAATATGGTCTAAGAATGTTGTAGGTCTTGGTTTATCTGGTGGGTTCATTGAACCATTAGAATCTAATGGATTACTCAGTGTACATAACTTCGCTGTGTTCTTAGCAGATGCTTTGTCAATGCATGATGGTAAAGTCAATACATTGATGAGAGATCAGTTCAACCATAGATGTCGTAAACACTTTATTTCTTTTGCTCACTTTGTGGCTAATCATTATATGATGACCACTAGGGATGATACCCCATACTGGAAATATATCAGTGAGGATATAGATTATCTTTCTGACATGGCAAGGGATGAATATAGAGCATACCCATTTGATAAGTTCCCATTAAGGATGGATCAAATATCTGAATGGGCATGGCAGAATCTGGCTGGTAATGCTTACATTGCTGCTGGTCATAGACATACTCCTGCTACTTCATGGACATGTGATTATATGGAGAAACGTAAGAACATTGATTTGGCTTCCTTCGCTAAGTTAGAATCAGGATACCAACTCAGTGATGAGATAATAGCAGACATTAATAAATTCCCTAACCCGTGTGATTTTTATTATAAAGATGTCGCTGGAATAGACATGCCTCATTATATACATGGTTAGAATTTGTATAGTAGGTGGTGGCTCAGCAGGATGGATGACTGCTGCTGCTTTTCGTAAGATATTTCCAGATTATAAAATTGATTTAATTGAGAGTCAGACTCTACCAAAGATGAGTGTTGGTGAGTCTACCCTCGGACATTTTAATAGGTATCTTGATCTTATTGAAGTACAAGATCATGAGTGGATGCCAGCTTGTAATGCCACGTATAAAGTATCCATTCAGTTCAGTAATTGGAAAGGTACTGCTGATGTATTTCAGTATCCTTTTGGTGATACAGATTATACTGATGGTGGGCTGGTAGATTGGTATCATATCCATAACTTATATCCAGATGAGTTCCCAGATAATACCTTTGCTGAATTTTATAATCCAATATCATACCTGGCTCAGACCAATAGAGTATCAGACCCTAAAGAATATATTCGTAACTACAATCCCAAATGGAACAGAGCATATCACTTTGATTCAGATAAGTTTGGTGCTTGGTTAAGGAACAATAGATGTCAAGAAGTCGGTCATTACTATGATGACATAGTAAAGTGTACCTATGACACTAAGTGTAATATAGACAAACTAATAGGTGCTGGTGGTACAGAATATGAAGCAGATTATTATATCGATTGTACAGGGTTTGCTTCTAAACTCTTAGGTGGAATGATGGGAACTCCATGGATTGATTTTCCTTTCCTACCTAATGACAGTGCTATAGCAGCGAGGATTCCATACGAGAATCGTCGTGAACAGATGATTAATACTACAGATGGACATGCTATGCCTGAGGGGTGGGTATGGACTATACCCCTATGGAATCGTATAGGTAAGGGTTATGTATATTCTAGTCAACAGCATAGAGATGATCCTGAGACTATCTTTAGAGAACACTTAGGTACTCGTGGTAAACCCTATGAGGGTGATGTCCAGCATATTAAATTTATGCATGGTAGAAGACAGAATGCCTGGGTAAGAAATGTTATTGGTATTGGATTATCACAGGGGTTCTTGGAACCTTTGGAATCTACTGGACTGTTCACTACACATGAGAATATTATAAGATTAGTTGATGTCTTCCAACGTAGAGATGGGTTCGTATCACAACTTGATGTAGATGGATACAACCACACAGTTAACTTTGAGTTGGAAGCAATGAAGGAGTTTATTGAGATACATTATTATCTCTCTCCTCGATGTGATACTGCCTACTGGAGACAGTTCCATGAAAATGCTCCTCTCTCTGAAGATGAGTTACAAGATAAGATTGTCAGATCTCCACGTTTATACCAGGAATTAATTCATTGCTGGAATATCTCAAATGCCCCATCAGGACTGGGAGGTACGACATACATTGCTGCTGGTTTAGGGTACCATCCTGCCACACCAGCGACTACCAAATACGTTCTAAATAGAGATGAGTATTCTATTAGTGAAGCTAAAGAATCTATAGGTAGGTACAGACATTACAAGAAAACTGTGCTAGAATACCTTGAGAAGCAACCAGTACATTATGATTATCTCTTGAAGAACATTTATGGTAATGATGAATCCTTTGAATTTACTTCGTAAGAAGAAACCAAGAGCAAGATTTTTTTCCTTAGTACATGGAGTACATACACTCCACCCAATAACTAAAGCTGCTGATCTAGACAGAGAGTGGCGAGCAGAAGAGAGAAAAGATTTTCAAGAACGATTAGGTATTTGCCCTCTCAGTAAGATGATTGAGGGTATCCATAATCATCCCAATTCTATTGGGAGATGTCCTGCTATCAATCAGATTATGAGGACTGGATATATTGTCCATGCTCCTGCTGATTTTAAAGTACATACTAACGGGGATGGTCATACCATTCTATTCACACAGACAGGTTTCAGTCCACCTGGATCTGACTATGTGGTGCTTCATGATGAGAACGTATCTAAATGGTTACTAGATAGTACGAAAGACAATACTATCGATCAGGTAGTAAAAGTCAATACTACATGGCGTGTACAGGCAGACGATGACATCGTATTCTTACAACAAAAAGTACCATTCGTTAATGAAACTCGCTTCTCAGCAATACCTGGTATTCTCGATCCACGTTCTGCTTATGAGGTCAATGTCCAATTATGGTGGCACGTCCTAGAAGGAGATGAATGTATTAAAGCAGGGACACCCCTGTGTATGTACGTACCTATCTCTAGAAAACTATTAGAAGAATTAGAAGTTGATATAGATACCGCTACTCCAAACGATTATAGGTTGGAGGAAGAGTTTATGTTTACAGCATATAACCAATTCCCTGAGAACGTTACTGTTACTCAGAGACAGTTGAAGACTAATAAAATATTGAGGAAGTTTTGGAAATGACTCATCATGCTTTGTTCGCAGTCCCAGTAGAGAAGGGTCGCATCATACCAAGTGAATATGATGAGGCACATACTGAGACTTGTTTAAATAAAATGTTCTTAGATAAAACTCTTGGTGAGTTTGAAGGTGAGACTGGTTTATCTACTGGACCACAGGTATTAAACTTACATGAGTTTGAAGAGTTACAATGGTTATTCAAACCATTAACTCTAGCAGTTAGGGACTACTGGGTAAACGTCCTGGGTTATAGAAAGATGATGTATGTTGATGCTCATGATGCTTGGGCTAACAAACATTTCGCAGGTGATAGTACTGTGGCTCACAACCATAGAGATGGTTGGTGGGGTCAGTGTCAGGTCTCTGGTGTATTCTATTTCAGGAAACCTAGAGGGTCATCTAATATACACTTTATAAACCCTAACGATTACTTATTGCGTATGACACCGTATGCGTGTATGATAGGTACTAACGATCATTCAGTTGAGTGTCAGGCAGATGAGTTTGAGTATCTCTTATTCCCATCATGGTTGAAGCATAGGGTACCACCAAGCAAAGTTCAAGGACCACGTATTTGTATATCATTTAATTATTATGGACATGATTAACGGAAATTTTATGAAGGTATTACCTATACCTCGACACATGTATGATGGTTCTAAGATCATTAAACCAGCAGAAGAGTGGACGTTTAAAAACTTCAGTACACACTGGGTGGTAGATAATATATTTGTTGAAGGTGGTATAGATTTACTTAAAGATATATGTGAGTGTTATCCTATAGAGGATATGAACAATCAAGAGACTGCGTTCGATCCCAATCCCTTCATTGTTCATCATATACCTTACTGGTTATTCAATCCTCTTGCTACAGCAGTGAGAGACTTTGTTGTCATAAATTATTTTAAGAGACCCAAAGAGGAGTCTTGTATTAATGATGAAAGATTATCTGAGTGGGCTAATATCTTCATAAGAAGTGAGTCCAACCCAGTTAGATTTAGTGCTATGCCTCATGTTGACTATCCATATGATGAGGGTTTCATTTCAAACTTATGGTTATCAGAACATGAAAAAGGAGAAGTCGGAACAACACTCTATGAGTATAAAGGACAGATTGATGAGGGAAGGTACGATTTCCAAATCGATCCAAATCACCACCTCTATAAAAAGTGGCATAGTTTGTACGGAAGCGGTAAAGAAAGAGCACCCTGGAGTAACTTTACAGACAAGGAAGCTTTCGAGTGGGGATTCAGAAAAGTAGGATTTGCTGAAGGTAAGCATGGTACTATGACAATATATAATGCTAATACTCCACACTCACCATACATTGCTGACACTGTGGACTTTAGATGGACACATTGCTTTGGGTTTAAATATACCCCACTGAACTTACACTACGCACCTGAGTTATGATTTTTTGGATTGGATTTACCCTCATGTTTTTTAATGAGGGGTTTGTTATGATGCGACATGTATCACCCTTCTTTGCTAGACTTAGAGATAAGGTTATGAAGAAGCTAGGTGATAAGTTGTGGTGGAGACTACATGGCACATTAGATTGGTTATGGATATCATTAGTAACTTGTGGACTAATAGTTAACTCTCATAGAGTTTTACATATAATGGTATTAGCAACTTTCTGGACACTCTCCTGGTTGATATTTTATTTACCAAGATGGATTAAAAGATGATACTGGATGAGATATTCCCAACACCCATATGGATATTTGATTTAGACTTTGATCTAAATGATATGGCATACTATTGTCATAGAGTACAGCATGAGGATAAAGGTAGAGAAGTATCTAACGTAGGTGGTTGGCAGTCAAATGATATACATGAATTTGATGGAACACCACTAAGACCCTTCGTAGATTGGTGTGAGAAAGAGATAGTACATATGTCAAAGGATCTAGGTTGTGGTGGAGACACTCCAATAATGGATAATATGTGGATCAATATCAATCCTAAAGGTAGTTTCAATCAACCCCACGTACACCCTGTGTCAAGGTTCTCTGGTGTATTCTATATCTCTGCCCCTGAGAACTCAGGTGATATATGTTTTACTAGAGATGGTAATGACTATGCTCTGGGATCTATCTGTCCAAACAATACTAGATACAGTAGTGCTCAGTGGATGTATGCTCCTAAGGAGAATCGTGCTATAATATTTCCAGCATGGGTAAAACACCAAGTTCTACCAAATGAATCTGATGAACTTAGAATATCATTGGCATTTAATTTACGATGAAAGAATTTAAAAACTTCCTACCACAATCACTAGCAGATGAACTCCATGATATTATGACTGGAGATCACTTTCCATGGTATTGGATTGATGATGTAACCACTGCTCCTGAGGATAGGACAGCAGTACCAGAATATTATACTAACCAACCTGGTATGCATCATACCCCATATATTGATGGTAAGGTGAGTGAGTGGTTTGGTCACTATAATTTTCTCTATCATTATATCGTTGACGCATTAGAATTAGATCAACGTCAATGGTATCTTGCTAGAATAAGATGTGGATTAAACTTCCCCACTCTTAAGTCAGAACACATGGCACATAATAATCCACACGTGGATTATCCAGAGACTGAGAGAGGTGAACATTTTACATGTCTATATTATGTCAATGAATCAGACGGTCCAACAGTAGTCTTTAATGAAAAGAAAGAGTCTGATAAGTATACCATTGCTTATAAGTGTCATCCAGAAAAGAATAAACTGTTTGCTTTTGATGGAAAGCATTACCATGCTAGTTCATGTCCAAAGGAACATGATGTTAGAATAGCAATAACTATTAACCTTGCTCAGAGAATGCCTAATGTGGACTCAGTTATTAGAGGCGCGTGACCTCATCCACCATGATGGTGCGGTACATATAAAAGGGTTCTTACATGAACCAGAGAAATATTTGAATTGGAGATATGTAGAGGATGCTCTGGCTCGTGGTGATATGGGTTGGGAGTTAATAAACTCTGATGGTACTAAGAAAGATATACCAATGTATAAACCTTTCTGGTCACCTATACCAGTGTGTGAGAAAGAAGTTGTATGGCAACACTTAATCAATGGTATGGGTTTTGTTATAGTTGGATATAGTGTATCTAATGATCGTACAAGACAGTTATGTTCTTCTATTGAACAGGAGTTTGATGTCAACTGTTGTATCCATGTATATGGTGGTAGAGGTTTAGGTGGATCATTTAACACACATTATGATCACTTCCCTAATATTATAATACAGGCCAAAGGTACTACACCATGGAAAGTCTATAAGAATAAAGCGACTGCCATGTATCATTCTCGTAATGAGTCACCACATCCTGATGAGGAAATGGTAGTAGACTGGGAAGGAGATATGAACCCAGGAGATCTCCTCTATATACCTGATAGAGCTTTTCATAGAGCATCACCTAATGGTGAAAGATTATCCATGAGCATACCATGTATGCCTACCATTTATAATAGTGACCATTATGACAGACGTAGCTACACGTTCCCCAATACTGAAAGTATGGAAAGAAGCACTTCCTCTACCAGTAGTTGAGTTCGCGTATACTGAATTTAGATTAATGAGAGATGCTTTACTTGCCATGGGCAGTAAAGAGGGTTATAATGATCCTACAGTGCCAGGATGTTTTTCTTGGTATTCACCGTTATGCTTTGAAGCATTGAGTTTATATGTACAACCTAAAGTAGAGAAAATGTTAGGTACGGATCTCCTTCCTACATACTCTTATGGTCGCATATATACTGAAGGCAGTGAGTTAGAAAAGCACACTGATCGCAGATCATCTCAGTTAGCAGTTAACGTTTCTCTTGCTAGAGACATTCGATGGGATCTCCATTTTGAATGGAAAGGGCAAGACTTGATGGTTGACTTAAAGCCTGGAGATGTGGTAATATACTCTGGAGATACTATTCCTCATTGGAGGGACAAGTACACAGGTAAGGAACATGTAAATGCTTTCCTACAATTTGTCTATGCTGATGGTCCTTATGCTGATCTTAAGTATGACACTCGCCCATATCTTGCTACACCTTATCAGATGACGGCACAACATATACAAGACGAAGTAAAAAATTATGTCTGATGAAACTACCACCACTCCTGAAACTCAGGAATGGACTTTTGATCGGGTATGGGATGACTTTGTTAGTCAACTCATAACAGCCAGAGAAGAGGTTAAAGAAAAAGAAGACGAGCTTGAAAAGAATTCCAGTCTTATGACACGGATTGATTTGAGTGAAGTTAATGACGCACGCAATAAAGTGATGCGTTTAGAGGGTGCTTGTGAAGCACTAGATATTGTTCGTACCAAAGTTATTGGTGTGGAATCACGTATTAAAAGAGAGGACTCGTAATGACTATCGAAGAAATGATTACCGACTTTACTGAACAGCAGTCTAAAGTCAGAGCAGAAATAGCAGACATCAAAGAAGCACTTAAGGCAAGGGAAGAACAGAACCTTCGCTTAGCTGGAGCAATAGAAGGACTTCGTTTGGCAAGTCAAGATAACACTTCAGCAGATGAATCTGCTACAAGAGAAGCAGAAGGAAAACCTGCTGTGAAAGTTAAGTAACTTCCATACCTAAAAACTTTGATGAGATCAGATCATGCTTCTCATCAAATTCATAACGCTGACGGCTATGGGTTTTATCTCCTTGAACTATGAGATAATATCTATGGCCGTATATATTTTTTGTGACACCTATGGATAATATGGGGCGGTCTTCATATTTCTGACCTACATCATAAGGTATAGTTTTTGGATCTCCAGTGAAAGGAGCTTGCATCCTAGACCATAGATGCTCTCTAGTTCTGTACTCACCTATCGGTGCGTTTCTATCTCGAATGGTACCAGGCATTTGTTCTATAAATACAAAAGAGGATAATACTGACCCAATATAGATGGCAACCCTATTAGTAAAGGTCGCGGATTCTACAACTCTGTCTGGTGCTCAAACAGCAATAATCAGTCAGCATAGCTATTTAGAAGTTGTACGTTCCTTCAGAACCTTTAAGACTATTGAATTTAAGGCTCCCAGTGAGGATCAGGATTCAATCGATTCAATCAGAAAATTACCATACGTAGTTGGTGCTACTTATGATAAGGAGTTTTCTATTGCTCCTGTAGAAGAGAAAGTAGAAACTGTAGAGTTTACGAATGATGTGATTGAGGAGGCAACTGCGTCTTCATCACCTGATGCTGATAATAAGAATACAAGAATTTTAACTGGATCTGGTGGTGGTACCATTTATGTAAAGGTTGCTAACTATAGTGGTAATCTCCGTTTCCAGTTCTCAAGTACCCAAGGTGGTGTCTACAGTAGGATATCAACCTACCAAGGTTTCACACAAGGTGGTACATATACATTTGACCAAGCAGATTCTTCAAACGCTGGTCACAGAATATTATTCTCATTAACTCCTGATGGTACCCATAAGGATGGTACAGATTATACTACTGGTGTAACTACTGCTGGTACTCCAGGATCTTCTGGTGCTTATACACGTATTACTATTGGTGCTTCAACTCCATCTGTGTTATACTGGTACAATGCTAGTAACTCAGATTATGGTGCTTGGGATGATAGTCCCCTAAGATATGGTTGTCTTGCTGTACATGATTTCTGGCATCTTGATAGAATTACTAAACAAAATAGAAGCTACTTAAATGGACAATACTATACTACGGAAGAGGCTGATGGTGTTGACCTGTACGTTCTTGATACTGGTGTTAGAGGAGCGTCGCGCCCGACAGGAAACAACGTAGGATTACATCCAGAGTTATTTGATGTAACTAATAACGCAGACTTAAATGGTTTGTCTGAACAACAGGCATATCGTGTCTACGAAGTCGCAGGATACAACTCAGGTTATACGGTAAACGGAAATGCTAACTCGAACGAAGATGATAACGGTCACGGGACTGAGTGTGCTGTGCTTGCTGGTGGTATTAAATCAGGTGTTGCGAGAAAGATCAAAGTCTACGGTGTAAAATGTTTTAGTTCTGCTGGTAGTGGATCACTCTCAGGTATTATGAATGCCTATCAGGCTGTTATAAACCATAATGATTCAGGACATGCGAACTACAAAGGTAACACTAGACCAGCAGTTATTAATGCTAGTTTTGGTCCAACGACTCCTAGTGGAGCATTCCCATATATCGAATTAAACGAATCGGGAACTGACGCAGGGTTTGACATCGAACTATATGACGAGACAGAGAAAGAAGTAGTAGATGCTAATATAGTTCTCGTTAGATCTGCTGGTAATGGTTTCAAAGACTCTGGTGATAACTTCGCTGGACCTTTACAGACAAGATTTAAAGCTGGTGCTAGATCATCAGGTTATCAGGATGGTGACGTAAACATCTTTGATGTGAACATACCATCTATATCTGTAGGTGCTACAGATTATAATGACAGATGGGCAGACTTCTCTAACTATGGATCAGGTTGTACAACTACTGCTCCAGGTCAACACATAACATGTCCTGCTTATGACTGGACTACCAATACAACATACACTTCAGTAAGTAACTATGTAAACATTGGTGGTACATCATTCTCTGGACCGATTGTTGCTGGTGTTGTATGCCAATTCATTGGTGCTAATGATTATCTCCTTACTACCAATACTCTACCTACCCTATGTAAGAACTGGGTTAGACAGAGTGGTGGTGCTGGTAAATACAATGCTATCAGTAGTGAAGCATACCCTATTAATAGTGCTAAGGAAATTAAACTACCAGACAACCCATTTGAAGTTTCTAATGGTAGTAATCAAGTAAAGGTTAGTTTTAACTCTGCTGACTCATCTGAGTTTCTAAACAGAATTGGTAAGAAGATTCAGTTAAGGACTCCTTCTATGCCTACTGTTGGTGGTATAAACATTGGAGATGCTACTAGACAATGGCATGGAATCATAGCACAGGATCCTTCTAATAATAATATAACAATTCAATTAACCAACTCTGGTACATCAGATGCTACTGGTGGTGGTTCTGGTAACTACATGGCAATCATATCTGATACCCATGAGGTAACAGATGGTCCTACATTTGCTAACGTAGCTCTGTATGCTGAACTTGATAGTGAAGAGGCAGGTCACACAGGTAGAACTGTTGATCAACTTCCAGTTGATACAGGTGTTGACTTTAACTTCCAAGACACTGGTTCACTCCTTAGTAAAGTAAGAGGTTTATTTACCAAGTATATTAATAAGAGTATAGCTTGGCATAGATCACCAGGTGGATTACATTCTACTGGTGGTCCTCAGACTGAGAGTGGTAGAGTGTGGTGGAAAACCACAGGAGCTACCGCTGGTACTTACTATGCTCAGTGTACTGCCCATACAAACATGTATGGTACTATTAACCTCAGTGGTAGTGGTGGATCTGCTATTAGGAAATGGAATGTTACAGATGCTGGAAATGGTGCTTATAATTTCGCAGAGCAGAATGTAGCATCAACATCATTGATGATCAATGTAACCAATACTGGTAGTAGTGACTACACTATATCTGGTACTGATAGAGATACTACTCATAGTTCTGCTGCTGATCCTGGAATAAAAGTATGGATTGGAGATACAGTAACCTTTGCTGTTAACGCAACTGGTCACCCCTTCTATCTTAAGACACAGGCTGGTACTGGTACAGGAAATCAGATATCATCAGGAGTATCAGGTCAAGGTTCTGAGGTAGGTAACGTTGTATGGAATACAACAGGAGCTACCGCTGGTACTTACTATTACCAATGTGAATTCCATGGTGGTATGGTTGGATCTATTACTCTTGCTCAACCAGGAGAATCAGGTGATGACATAACAATTAATTCTACTATTGGAGATGTCTTAGTATTTGATGTCAATGCTACTGGTCATCCATTTGTCATTAAGGATACTCAAGGCAGTGGAACATCTAATCAAGTTACATCAGGAGTTGGTGGTGATGGATTTGCTAACAGTTCAGTCAAATCTATTCAAGCTGGTATTAACACATTTACAAGTTATGCTAGTGAACCATTTAATATAAGAGAATATACAATCACTGGAGATAGTTTATCTGGAACAGGTTTATCATTGAATACCACTACTGGAGAGCTAAGTGGTACTGTTACATCGAGCTATCAAGATGGTTTCTATCTTGTGACAGTCAACGAACTGACCAGTGGTGAATCACAAAGTTATAATTTCCACACAACTGGAACTGGTGTGGTAGTAACTATCGGATCGCAACCTCAAAATGCTAACATTGAAGCGGGTGCTGGAACAAACGCTACCTTCGGTCCACTGAATGCTAGTACGTCCGATAGTTCTACCATTACCTATAAGTGGCAATACACTACAGGTGGGTCGTGGGCAGATATAAGTTCTCTTGCTGGACATAGTGGTGAGACAACAGATACATTAACTGTTGATGATGACTATGCATATAATGGATGGCAGTACCGATGCGTCTGCGATTCTAATACAGCAGCAACTACTACAACTACTAATGCTGCTACATTAACAGTATACAGAACGGTTACAGTTGATACCCAACCAACAGCCCAGTCCGCTGTCGCTCCTGCTGCTGCTACATTTACAGCTGCTGGTAGTACAGCTGATGCTGCTGCTGTAACTTATCAATGGGAAAAATCAGAAGATGATACAGCATGGCATGTCATCTCTGGTGCTACAAATAATACATATACCACTACTGCTACAACATATGATCAAGGTGGTACTCCACCAGGATCATTTGATGCTGATCATAATGATTACTTCAGAGTAAAAATTAATGCTGTTGGAGCATCTGAGGTCACCTCAAATAGTGCTATCTTAACAGTTACACGAACTATTACTATAACAGATCAGCCTGATAATGAAACAGGATCTATAGGTGGTACTAGAACATTCACTGTTGCTGCTACTTTATCTGATGGAGACAATAGTGATGTAGTATTCCAGTGGCAATTATCTATTGATGATGGTAGTAACTGGAGTAATATAGGTGGTGCTACAAGTGCTTCGTATACTACACCTACATTAACAAACCAGATGGATGAGTATCAATATAGATGCTTCCTATCTGCTCCTGGTGCTACTAATGTAATATCTAATGCTGCTGTACTACAGGTAGAAACCGTACAAGTTTCAGTAACAGCACATCCAACTAATCAATCTGCTGATGAGACAGGTACGGTTACCTTTACTTGTGCTGGTACGGTAGACAACAGTGCTATAACCGCACTATTAAATTCTTCCTTCGGAGTAGGAAACTGGGTAACTCCTTCAGGTGGTGGTGCTTCTGCTAAGGCTGAGACTGCTGCTGACCCTGAATTATACAATTCTATATGGAGTGATCACACACCAACACTAACATATCAGTGGGAGAAATCAGATGATGGTGGTAGTAACTGGTCATCAGTGGCTGGTGCTACTTCTGACTCATACACAACAAATGCTCTAACTTATGCTGATGATCATGACGATCAGTATCGTTGTGTATTAGATGCTACAGGTGCTGATGCTGCTGCTACAACAAATGCTGCTACTGTAACAGTATACAGAACTCATCAGATTACAACTCAACCTTTAAACGCAACAGGTAATGAGGGTGGAACAGTAACCTATACAGTTGCTGGTTCTACATCTAGTGGATCGCATACTTATCAATGGCAGAAGTCTGACGATACTGTCAACTATAACAATATACCTGGTGCTACTGCTGCTACATACCAGACTCCATCTCTTGTATTTGCTACTGATAATGAAGATAGATTCAAGTGTGTTTTAAGTTTGGTTGGTGCTCAATCATCCCTTACTTCAACGTACGCTAACTTAACAGTTCTGAGAGTTATTACTATCAGTGCTCAACCACAAGATGCTACTGTTGTTGAAGGTAACGCAGCAACATTTAGTATTACTGCTGCTATAACCAGTGGTGCTATTAACTACCAGTGGCAGAATTCAACTGACTCTGGTGCTAATTGGTCTAATATTATAGGTGCTACTTCTGCCTCATACACAACACAAGCGATGCCGTTCCCAACGGTTAACAACCAGTATCGTTGTGTACTTTCTAATAGTAATGCTATATCAATTACATCTGATGCTGCTAACATAACAGTTAATGAATCTGAATTTGTATCACCACCATCTACTATATCTGTCAATATTGATACTGATACAACCTTAGCATATAATAGACAACCAACATTCACTACTGCTGCTTTCAATAGTCAGTACGCAGGTTCTACTCACTATGCTACTTACTGGTTAGTTAAGAGAGTTAGTGATAACACTGTTGTATATGATACATCACAGATCACAGTTCCTGACTTGTCTGCTGGTGATACAGTAAACTTAACTACATTTACAGTACCATCTAGTTACCTAGATTTTGATACAACTTACTCAGCACAAGCTAAGTATAAAGATAACGCAGGTTTAGTATCATCCTATGGTAATCCAACAGTTTTCAAGACACCAGTTGTAGATCAACCTGTTATACAGGCATTTACTCCAGCATTTAATCCAACGATTAATGTTATAACTCCAGCAATTAAAGGTGGGTATGGTCACAATTCTACTGACTGGCAGTTCTCTCAAGCAGAAACCTTCTTGAATATTGAGCACCAATCATTAGGAAACTCAACCAACTTACTACAATACACTTTACCAGGTGATGTAAATTTATTACCTACAACTACATATTATGTACGTGTGAGATTTAACGTCGATACAGTTTAATGGCAAAACCAGCAACTAGGACTGCTCTTATAGAGTATTCCCTCAGAAAACTGGGAGCACCAGTTTTAGAAATTAATGTAGATGATGATCAGATAGATGATCTGGTAGATGATGCTGTTCAGTTCTTTAACGAGAGGAACAGTGATGGCTACATGAGAACTTTCTTAAAGTATAAGTTTGATCAGGCTACTATAGATCTGATGAAGTCTGATACTACAGAAACTGTAACACAGGTAGGTGCTAGAGCAACAGAATTTCTTACACAGAATAATTTCATTGAGATGCCTGAGCATGTAACTCAGGTGGTTAAGATATTTGATTTCACTTCAAAGAATACTACTAACATGTTTGATGTTAGGTATCAGTGGAGACTTAACGATCTTTGGGACTTGACCCAGACTGAGATCTTAACATATGAAATGGTTAACAGGAGGATGGAAGATATCTATTGGTTACTAGAGGGTCAGAAGCAATTAAGATTCCAGATGAGAGGGGATAAACTCTATATGGATCTAGACTTTAAGACTGATGTTAACGATGGAGACTTCTTAGTATTTGACTGTTGGAGAGCATTAGATCCTACAGTAGATGCTGATTTATATAATGACATCTTCCTCAAGAGATATCTAACTTCTCTTATCAAGAGACAGTGGGGTCAGAACCTTAGTAAGTTCAAGGGTGCTCAGTTACCTGGCGGTATCACTATGAATGGTGAGGAGTTATATCGAGAGGGTCAGAGAGAAATCGATGAACTCGAAGAGAAGATGATCAGCACTTATGAAATCCCACCAATGGATATGATTGGATGAGAAACGTATTTTTTACTCACGGAACTCGGAACGAACAGTTCCTACAACAGGATCTTACTGAAGAGTTTATCAAGATGTTTGGGATGGATATATTGTATATCCCCAGACAACTGGTACATCAAGATGGTGTATTCAATGAAGAGGTTGCGTCTGAATTTGACGATAGCTATCTGATTGAAGCATACCTAGAGAACTTTGATGGGTTCCAGGGTGGTGGAGATTTATTAACTAAGTTTGGTATTAGACAGACTGATGAGATAAGTATGGTTATCTCTCAGCAAAGATTTCAGGATTTGATATCACAATTCCTTCTATTAGATAAGGACATCGTTGTTGGTGATAGACCACAAGAAGGGGATCTGATATTTTTTCCATTAAGTTCTAACTATTTTGAAATCAAGTTCGTAGAACATGAAGAGCCGTTCTATCAACTTGGAAAGAATTATGTTTATAAGCTTAAAGCAGAACTCTTCGAGTACAGTGACGAGCAGGGAGAATTCTTTGCTGGTGACGATGAGCTTATAGATACAGGGTATACAGTACAATACTATTATCTGGTTACACCAGGTCAATCAGCAGCCGCATCGCCTATTATCAGCAATGGATCGATCACCCAAGGAGTCGTCACTACAAACGGAAGTAAGTACAATTTCACTCCTAGTGTTACTTGCAGTGGAGACGGGAGTGGTTGTACTGCTCACGCTGAGATGATTGTAGTTAATGTATCTGGATCAGTCCCAACCAGAGTCGCAACCTTTAACCCTACTGTAGTTAACGGTAAGATGACTGGATTAGAAATTTTAGATGGAGGTGCTGGATATGATGTATCTAGATCTAGTATTGATTTCAGTGATCCTGCTAGTACAGGCACCAAACCTGTGGTTACCCCGACTTTTGACTCAAACGGTTCGCTTACTAAGGTTGAGATCACTAATGAGGGGGAGGGTTACGACTCGGTAGAAAGGATAGTTATTGATAGTGGTGGTACAGGATATACTACTGCTAGCTTTACTGTTCAATCTGTACCCACTGGTTTGTCAGGTGAATTTACTGATGGTGAGACTGTTACTGGTAGCACTTCATCTGGTACAGCACTATTGGCAGACTGGGATAAGGCAGAGGGATGGCTCAAACTTAAAAACCCAACTGATGACTTCTCTATTGGTGAGCAGTTAGTTGGAAATACTTCTGGCGCGTCTATCTATATACATAGTTTTAATGCGATGAAGACAACTGATACTAAATTCTCAGACAGTACCTTGTTTGAAACAGAAGCTGATGACATCTTAGACTTTAGTGAAGGAAACCCATTTGGAATAGCTACTTGATATGTTAGGTGCTTACACATACAATAAAGTAATCCGTAAATGCGTAATTGCTTTCGGTACACTTTTCAATAACATCGAAGTCCGTAAGGAAGTTGGTGGTTCTACCTATCAGAAGATGAAGGTACCCCTTGCTTATGGTCCGAAACAAAAATTCTTAGCAAGACTAGAGCAGCAACCAGATCTCAACAAGAAGGTTGCTATTACTCTACCTCGTTTGTCATTTGAGTTGACAGGTATAACTTATGATAGTACTAGGAAACTTAGTCCTATTACTATTGATAAAAAGAAAGATGCTGCTGGTGCTGTAAGAAAGATATACACTCCTGTACCATATAATCTAGAGTTTAGTTTGTCTATACTATCAAAGACAAATGATGAAGCATTAGAAATTACAGAACAAATACTACCTATATTTCAACCATCATATAATGTTACTATAAAAATAATTGATGAAGTAGATGAGTATCGTGACATCCCTATTGTATTAAATAATTTATCATACGCAGATGAGTATGAGGGTAACTTTGATCAAAGGAAGTTAACTACCATTGACATGTCCTTTACTGTCAAATCGTATATCTTCGGACCTACTCAGACAGGCAAGCCAATCAAGAAAGCAAAGGTCGATTACAAGACTGGTACCGATGTGGCCAATTCACCACGACGTGTATCATATACAGTCGAACCAAAAGCTTTACGTGATAAGGATAGTGATGGCACAGGTCTAACACTTACTGCTCAGGTATCTGCTAAGTCAGCAACACTTCAAGTTACTGATTCAACAGTCTTTAGTATTGGTGACTACATTGAAATTAACAATGAAGTCATGAAGATTAAGACTAAACCAGATGGTACAAGCATTACTGTCTTACGTGGACAGAATGCTACTGATCAAAATGCTCACGCTAGTGGATCTGTTATAGATGTTATTACAGCAGCTGATACTGCTCTACTAGACAGTGATGATGACTTTGGATTTAATGAGATGACTTCTTTCTATGGATGAATTTAAAGGTTTGGATAAAGCATTCAATACTATGGGTGACGTAATGCCACCTGAAAATGGTTGCCAGCCTAGAAAAGAGAAACTAAAAAAAGTTTCTGATGATCAGGTAGGAGATGACCATGAGTATGCTAGAGCTCAATTATATTCCCTTATCGAAAAGGGACAGGAAGCTGTTGATGGTGCTTTAGATGTAGCACAAGGCAGTGACCACCCCAGAGCATATGAGGTAGCAGGACAGTTAATCAAACACGTCGGTGACGTTGCTGATAAACTTATGACTCTTCAGAAGATGACTAAAGAAGTCAAGGAAGAGAAAAAGAAAGGTCCATCTACTGTCAACAATGCTCTATTTGTAGGAAGCACAGCGGATCTCCAGAAGATGTTAAAGAATGCTTCCAAAGATAAATAACTCAGGAACCAACTAAAAAATCATGACCGTATTAAAAGTAGTACAGGACGGACCTACGACTGACGTGGGTAGTGCTGCTAACACACAAAGCGCAGCATTATCAGTCAAGACAGGTGTGTACCGATTCGCAGTGGACATCGCCAAGGGTGGATGTGCTATTGCTATAGGTGGCAATGCTAATGCTACCAACTCAACACTCTATGTTGAGAAAGGAGAGTCAGTAATACTGAAAGGAGATAGTCCCGTAAGAGTGGGTATCACTGGATGTACTGCTGCTAACCCAACAGTTTTTACAATCGAAAGATCAGGTGGAAATCATAACCAATTCAAGGTAGGTGATTATGTCACAGTAACTGGTTCCTCTGTGAATGATTACAATGTATCCCACCAAGCAATTACCGCAGTAACTCCCACAACGTTCACAGTTGCTGTGGATGGTTCAGGATTCAGTGCTTTCTCAGGTACTGCTGAAGCTAGGTTGTCTCAGAAGTATGCTATCATGCCTAAGACAGGTTCAGGTTCTACAGTTTATTGTACTGAAGTACAGGTAGTTAGTAACTAATGACAGCGGTAAGACTGAATGAGTATGGGAAATACTATTACGTCGAGTTGGTTTGGCGTGGTAGAATGTATCGCGTCCAGATATTTTTCCCTAGTCTCCAGAAGCCGCAACGTCAGGAAATACAAAAACAAGCTAATAAAATTTATCCAGGTGCTAGAATACTATCATACGTTGAGGCAGGTAAAACACCTGACCTACCAATGATTTATGCCTTAGATGTAACATGATGCAATTTAGAGAAAGCGATGTTGATTTAATTATCGACACTATGAACAAGTATAAGGATTACATAGGGAGCATTGAAGAGTTCAAGAGAATTGAACATGTAATCCACAAGGTCGAGAACTATCGACATGAAATAGAATGTATAGGTGAGCAGTGCGAAATACATGAGTTGGCATGATCTTAGAAACACTTCCCAGATAATCAGTGAGAAGCTTCCAGATGAAATCTACGAGGATTTAATCTGTAGGACACAATCAAGACGTAAGGATAGCGATTGGAATTATAACGATAGACTTGTAGGAGCATTGGGACAACAGTCCAGTTTAGAATGGGACTATAAGATAGAACAATACTTAACTCGTTATGCAGCACGTCTATGGAATGATATCCATCAGACATGTCCATGGGAATTTAAAGAATGTAGGGACGTTAGTTCCTTTATAAAGCTTAGGGATCTCTGGGTAAACTTCCAGAGACCTGGTGAATATAATCCTATGCACTGCCATAATGGTATTGCTAGTTTCGTTATCTTTATAGACTTACCATATGGTAAGGAAGAAAAGAAAGATCATCGCTGTAATGGATCTTTCCAATTAGAGAACGATGTATTAGAAATAGATCAGAGTTGGAATGGAATAATCATTATGTTTCCATCCCACGTTAGACATGGAGTCTATCCATATAAGTCTACTGATAGAGAACGAGTTACTGTAGCAGGTAATTTGGTATGGAACGTTGATGGACCAGGTGAAGAACACTACTAAATATATTAGTGTGATAGGTATTACCATGAGCGAAGTTCCAGAAGATCGTCTCACAGCGCAGTTAGATTTTGAAGATGACATGCGTGAGAGTCCAGAATATTACCGAGAATACCTAGTGCAACACCACGATGAGTATCCAGAAGATGTCCATTGGGATCATATTGTGGATAAGTGGGTATTATACTATGACGGTACCATCCTTTTCTTTGATCAAGAAGACGAAGCAAGGGAATGGTGGCGGCTAAATACCCATAGTAGAAAGTAGTCTAAGAAATTAGTAATGTCCCTGACAATCAGAAGATTGCCTGAACAGGATAATAATCTTGTTAGGCCACCAAGTAGTATAGTACCATCACAGAATGGTGATGTTGTATTAGAAGCAACTTCCAACACAGTCCTTACAATGAAGTTGAAGGGCACAGATGGTGTTGTCAGGAACTTCGACGTTGGTGGTGGAGGATCCACCATTGGTACTGAATATGATATTCGTGCTATTGCTGATACCTCACCTGCTTGTATTTTTAGACTTACATCATCTTACTCAGTTATAGATGATATCAAATTCTCTGGTACTGCTAATCAGATTATTGCGTCTCGTGTAAACGACAACGAGATGAATTGGGCATTCCCAACTGATGTTACTTTCCCTAATGATGTCACAATTACTGGTGACCTCACAGTTAATGGAACCCAGACTACAGTTAATTCTACCACCGTTCAGGTGGATGACAAAAATATAGAACTTGGTACTGTTGCCACTCCTACTGATGCTACTGGAGATGGTGGTGGTATTATTCTTAAAGCTGCTGCAGATAGATCAATCCTTTGGTCTAATACAAACGATGCTTGGACATTCAACCAGCACGTTTTCCCTGACGCTGACTCTACCTATGACATAGGTAGCAACACAATACGTTGGCAGAACATCTATGCTGATGCTGCTAACATTACATCAATTACAGGAGCACTGACAGGCAATGCGGACACTGCAACTACTTTGGCTACTGCTCGCAACATTTCGGGCGTTAGCTTCGATGGGTCGCAAAATATCGACTTGGTTACTGACAACGTTCAGGAGTCAGGAACACCAACCAATCTCTACTTCACCGACACTAGAGCGAGATCTGCGGTTTCTGTCACTGACGCTGGAGGCGATGGTTCCCTCGCTTACGCCTCAGGCACAGGCGTATTTACATATACTGGTCCTAGCTCCGCAGAAGTTAGAGCACATTTTTCAGCAGGGACGGGAGTTGGAATCACATCTGGATCTATAAGTATAGGTCAGGCAGTAGGAACTGGTGATAGTGTAACCTTTGCTGGTATCACTGGACCTCTTACAGGTAATGCTGATACTGCTACTGCATTAGAGACAGCTCGTACTATAAATGGTGTATCCTTTAATGGTACTGCCAACATAACACTGGATTTAGATGACATAGCAGAAGCATCATCTACTCCAACAAACTTATTCTTTACCAATGAGAGAGTTGACGATAGAGTATCTGTTTTATTAACAGGTGGTACTGGTATCAACAAGTCTTATGATGACTCAGCAGACTCTCTAACTTTATCAGTAGACTTCACTGAATTTGATACAGATAATATAACTGAAGGTTCTACTAACGTATTCTATACACCTGCTCGTGCTCGTGGTGATATATCTGTCACTGACTCAGGTGGAGACGGAGCACTATCATATAATAATTCCACAGGTGTTATAACTTACACTGGTCCCAGTGCTGCTGAGACTAGAGGACATATATCTGTCACTGACTTAGGTGGTGACGGTTCATTAGGATATAATTCCTCAACAGGTACTATAACCTACACTGGTCCCTCTGCTCTGGAAGCAAGAGCACATCTCAGTGGTGGTACAGGTGTAACTTATAGCTCCTCAACAGGTCAGATTTCTATTGGACAAGAGGTAGAAACTAACTCTGATGTTACCTTTGGTGAGGTAACTATTGGTGCTAGTGGAACTAGAAACCTTCTCATACAAAACACAGACAACGTTGGTACTGTAGAATCTGTTGCTAACTTAACCTTTAAGCATAGTGGTATTGACTTTACTCAAGACAATATTATTGCTGATGGTAATGACTTAGGTCACATAGACTTCAGAAATAATGGTGGTACTAAGGTAGCACAGTTTGGTTTCCGTAAGAGAAACACACAAGGAAGTAAACTTTCTTTTGAAGTAGACGCTAATGATAATGGCACACCTAACTTAGAAGTTGGTGATACTAATATAAGCTTATCTTCTACTAACGTAGATGTAACTGGTACTGGTACATGGACTGGACAGTCTCTTACCTTACAACTAGATGATGCCTCTGAGAACGTAGGTCCAGACCTAGTTCTTCAGAGAGATAGTGCTAGTGCTGCTACTAATGACCTACTTGGACGTATTAAATTCCAAGGTAGGAACACAGGTAATGCTGCTGACGTTGAGTTTGCTGCCATTACATCTAAGATCCACTTTGATACTCAAGGATCTGAGAGAGGATTAGTAAACTTCTCAGTTATAGATGCTGGATCACCAGTCAATACTATGACACTACGTGGTGGATTAGTTGGTCTTAACATAGAGGAACCAGCAGGTCAGCTACACGTCAAGGGTAGTGACACCACTGACCAAATTATTATTGAGAACACAAGTAACTCATCGACTACTGCTCCTGACCTTGTACTGTATAAATCAGGTACTATAGCATCAGGACATCAGCCAGGACGTATTGATTTCAGAGGTAGAAATGCTGCTGACAATGCTAACGTTACCTATGCTGGTATCTTCGCTGAGGTTACAGGAACATCTAACTTAGCAGAAAATGGAGCACTTAAATTCTATACTGTACAGGCTGGTACTCTTTCGGAAGCAGCGCGTATTACAGAATCTGGTCACTACAAGCTTCAGGCAGATAAGGGTATTGACTTTAGTAATCAGACAAGTCTGGCTGGTAAGACATACGAAATTTTTGATCATTACGAAGAGGGCTCTTACGCAGCAACGCCAGAATTTGCTTCCACAATTCGTGCGGGCATGTCAACGACTTCCACTGGTTACTATACTAAGATCGGTAGAACCTGCCATGTTCATGCGAAAGTCACAGTAAATATTATTGATGCTGCTTTGATCGGTGGTACTCTTAAGTTCCCACTCCCATTCCAACCTGCCATCTCATGTGCTGACAATGCTATAGCACGTGTATTGATGGAGACAGATTCAACTCACTTCTTGAACCAGTCACAAGCAATCTTCCTTGACGATAGTAAGGATATGATTGTATCCCATGCTGGATCACAAGACCAGTGGGTTGTACTACAAGTTTTAAATGCTGACTATCAGAGATCATCAGTCATCACTGCTGGTAACTGTGCTGTTGGTAGTACCGCTGTATTCCTAGACTTTACATATAGAACTGCTGCATAATGCCTTCGTCATCCCAAGACTTCTATCTTGGTAACCCCAACCTGAAAAAGGTTGGGATGGATATTGAATTCACCCAAGAACAGATTGAAGAATGGATCAAGTGTAAGAGTGATCCTGTATATTTTGCTATCAATTACATCAAGATTGTATCTCTTGATGAAGGTATAGTCCCATTTAAGATGTGGGATTTCCAGAAAGAACTGCTGGAGAAATTTCATAACAACAGATTCAACATTGCTAAGCTGCCTCGTCAGACTGGTAAGTCCACCACATCGGTGTCGTACTTGCTTCATTATGCTTTGTTTAATGATAATGTTAACATCGGTATTCTTGCTAACAAGCTCTCTACTGCACGAGATCTTCTAGGAAGGCTACAACTTGCTTATGAACAGTTGCCACTCTGGATGCAACAGGGTATAGTGGCATGGAACAAAGGATCAATGGAGTTAGAAAATGGATCAAAGATACTGGCTGCTTCTACGTCTGCAAGTGCTGT